GGGTTCAGTACCTCTGTAGCCACTTGAGTGGTAAATGGAGTTCCACTCTTCAGAGAAGCAATTGACACCAACTGCTGAATTGTTTTTGATTCTATTTCTAACAGTCCAGTTTACAAAACCTCCTGTATATTTTCTAACCAACATGGTTAGCACTAAGGGTGCACCAGATATCAACCTGGTTTTCCCTGCCTTAGCCTTCTCCAAAGTCCTGCGCTCATCCTTCAAAAAAGAATAATTAACAAATAGAGGCGACTTACCTTTCAAAATAAGTTCCTCTGCCTTATCGCACTCATTGCAAAGAAGCATCCATTCGCTTTTTGGGCTTGAATCAAACATATAGTCATCATCATTTCCAAAAATGCTCTTTTTGTTTGGATACTTTATACAAAGAGGGTAGCCGGCACTAGTTGTTCTGGGTATAGATTTCAACCCTTCCCAACCTGGCCCTGGGCAAACAGCATCTTCCCAATTCTGTGAGATCTCTCTCTCGAATGTTAAGATTTTGAATATCGATAATTTCTGCCAATAATTCTCTGTGATAACGGTCATAAGCGAAGATTGAGGTGACATTTTAACATCACCGTATCCACTTTGGGCAATAACCATTGGATTTACTAGCTCTCCATCAACTTCTGTCGGTCTGAGCATAGCGGGGATAGTGTCTTTCTCAACCTTAATCAAGTTGTGAATAGGGCTTCTTATGATCTTAGACTCTGTGGGAGTCTTAATCGCATTTTTCGACCCTGCGATGAAAGTGTGACGAATCTGAGTAAGTCTTTGTACTGTATTTGGGAAAAGACCTTGACTCTCAAATTCTTCATCATCTGGCTCACTTAAGACTAAACTCAACGATGGTTTCTTACTATTGTAGGAAAAGTGTTTCTCAATTGCGCTAGAAACTGTCTTATCGTTTATATGAACTGAGAAAGCTACGTCGGTATTTGCGCCGCCTGCGACGTGAATACCTGCAAGCTTCCAACCTCCAGCAACCTGCAAAAAGAAAGGAGATCCACATGTACCCATGTAAGTTTTCCTATCATATGCTATGATTTCTCTAGCATAATAATGCTTGTCGCCTTGATTAACAGAGAAGACCTCTTGCCATCTATCGACGAGGTCCACATTGCAATCCAAGGTGTGAATATTGCCAGAATTACTCAAAGTTCCAAGAATCCCATTTGAAACGTAGGGTCTTTTTCCTTCGAATAATCCACTTTGACACAAAAATTTTCTACAATCTTTGCCCACAAAAGGGACAGAGATGAGAACTAAATCTGGGTAATCTTCTTCTCCTGTATCGGGATTAATAAAATTTTCTCCCACACTGAAGACTCCACCCTTCCATTGTATGCCATTCGGGGTTTCTTCCAACAGATTGTCCTTGGATAAAATCTGTTTCATACCTGAATCACCTGGAAGGGGTTTACACCTAGATACTGTCATTTTAGCATCCTCATTATTTTCAAAGAAATCATAAATTTGAAGTAAAGTATGAGATGGTAGAATAGCTAACCTATCTTGGATAAGAGTGAAATGACTAAACACTGGCAAATTGCCAGGACAAGACAGTTCAAACCTATAAACATTGTTTTGCAAGAATGATTCTATTCTCTGGTCAATAATAAACTGACTTTCAACAGAATCAGTAAGGGTTAGAAGATTTTTCTTTGATCTGGCACGAATCTTTTTATTCTTGTGCATCTCATAACTACCTTCTTGTCTGACTTCACCTTTGCTTAGAAGAGTTAAGGCCAGCTTAACAAAACCAATTGCGGTCATGACAAAACCAAAGTCGATTGCCATTTTCTTGTAATCAAATTGGTTCTCAATTTCAGTTTCAGAAATGTTAAAAACCTTATTATTATATAATTCGTTATACGCTACGTAATAACAGGTTCTAAAAAC